GGACTAAGACGGAGATCGACGAACTATTCCGTGATGATGTCGGGACTTTTGAACGTGGTGTTCTTCGACTTGTTCCCGGCGTATCTGGCCGTCAAGGCTCTTTTGACGCTCTGGTCAGTTTTGCCTTCAATGCAGGGCTAGGCAACCTTCAGCGCAGTCAGATCAGAATGCGAGCCAACCGCGACGACTGGAACGGGGCAGCAGACGCCTTCCGCCAGTGGACGATGGGCGGTGGCAAAGTCCTGCCGGGTCTGGTAAAACGCCGCGAGGCAGAGATTGCCCTTTTCTTGTCTTGACACGAGAATACGGTTATGCCACTCCAGAAAATCCTGTTCAAGCCCGGAGTCAACCGCGAGAACACGCGATACACCACCGAAGGCGGGTGGTACGACTGCGACAAGGTTCGGTTCCGTCAGGGCACGCCTGAGAAGGTGGGTGGTTGGGTCCGCATCTCTGTCAGCACGTTCCTTGGTGTCTGCCGTTCTCTGTGGAACTGGGTAACACTGCTCAACTTGAACCTGATTGGTGTTGGCACAAACCTCAAGTTTTACATTGAGCAAGGTGGGATGTACAACGACATCACGCCGTTGCGTACCACAGTCACCATCAACAACAACCCGTTTGCGTTGACTGCTTCAACCACGGTGACGGTGACTGACACGGCGCATGGCTGCACGACGGGTGACTTTGTAACCTTCAGCGGGGCGGTCGATATTGGTGGTGTAGGCACCAACGTCACGGCGTCGGTTTTGAACCGTGAATTCCAAGTCACGGTGGTGGACACCAACACCTACACCATCACGATCTCTGTGGTACCTAACGCCACAGCCATCGCCGGTTCTCCTGGAGGCGGTGCTGCGGTTGTTGCCGCCTATCAGATCAACACTGGTCCTGCTACCGTTATTCCGCTGACAGGCTGGGGGGCAGGCGCTTGGAGTTCTGGTTCTTGGGGCATCACGTCTACTTCAGGCTACTCGTTGCGACTCTGGAGTCAACGAAACTGGGGCGAGGACTTGGTGTTTGGCCCGCGTGGCGGAGGTGTGTATTACTGGGATGCTACGACAGGCGTGGCTGTGCGCGGTTACAACTTGGCTACGGCTGTTGGGGCATCGGACGTGCCGACCGTCCAGAACGTGATCTTTGTGTCCGACGTAAATCGTTTTGTGTTTGCGTTTGGATGCAACGACTACGGCTCTTCCGCATTAGACCCCATGCTGATCCGTTGGTCAGACCAGGAAGATGCGCTTAACTGGACGCCTGCGGCCACTAACCAAGCAGGTAGCTTACGACTATCCACGGGGTCGGAGATTGTTACCGTTATTCAAGCTCGTCAGGAAATTGTAGTATTTACCGACTCTGCCCTTTATTCGTTGCAATACCTTGACGCACCCATCTTCTGGGGCGCTCAGCTTCTCGGCGACAACATCTCCATCGTCGGCCCCAACGCCGTAGCCATTGCTTCTGGTGTGGTGTACTGGATGGGCGTGGACAAGTTCTACCAGTATGACGGTCGCGTGCAGACGCTCCCCTGCGATGTGCGCCGTTATGTGTTCAGCAACTTCAATGCAGCCCAAGCAGCCCAGGTTTTTGCTGGTACGAACGAGGGCTTCAACGAAGTCTGGTGGTTCTACTGCTCGGCAAACTCCACCACTATAGATCGCTACGTGGTCTACAACTACCTTGAGCGCATCTGGTACTACGGCACGATGGCCAGGACCGCATGGCTTGATTCTGGTATTCGAGATTACCCGTTAGCGGCTACCTACAGCTATAACCTTGTTAATCACGAATCGGGCATCGACGACAACGAAACGGGCACGCCTGCTCCAATCCTGGCCAACATCTCGTCGTCTGAGTTCGACATCGGCGACGGCCACAACTTTGGGTTTGTGTGGCGCATGCTGCCCGACATCACGTTTGAGAACTCCACCGCAGGCGCGGCCACCGTCAACATGACGCTCTATGGGTTGTACAACTCAGGCTCTGGCAGCATTGACAGCGCAGGCGCTCCTGTGGTCAAGGGATCGACGTACGTGATTACTGAAGAGTTCACCGGGCAGATTTACACCCGCGTGCGCGGGCGGCAGTTGATCTTCAAGGTGGACTCCAACACGCTTGGCACGACGTGGCAGCTTGGCGCACCGCGAATCGACATCAGACCGGATGGGCGGCGATGACGTTCCTCATTGAAGATGCAACCGTACCTGCGCCGCCTAACCTGCCTCTGGCCCCTCGGGACTACGAGTCGCGTTACCACGAGCAGTTAAACAATGTCCTTCGCCTGTACTTCAACCGGCTTGACGCGCTACTAAGGCGGATCGTGACCACAACCTCCCCCATCCCAATCTCCATCGGCGGCACCAATGTGGATGCCTTTGGGCGGCTGCGGGTAAGCCAGCCCTACACGCTCTTTGACAGCCAAAACCGTTACGCCGCAGACAATCAGTTTGATGTTTCCACGACCGGCACGGGCACGACGACGTTCCTGCCCAACGAAGCGGCGGTCAAGATGGAAGTCACCGGGGCCGGTGTTGGCTCTGTGCTGCGTCAGTCCTATCGTTCATTCCCGTATCAGCCGGGTAAAGGGCTGCTGGTGCTCGCCACCTTCGTGATGGACAGCAGCATGAGCCTGAACCTCACGCAGCGCGTGGGGTACTACAACGACCAGAACGGTGTGTTCTTTCAGCGCATCGACGGCACCTTCTCATTTGTGCTGCGCTCTTACGTCACAGGCTCTGTGTCCAATGTTCGGACGGTCAATCAAGAAGACTGGAACGGTGACAAGTTGGACGGCACGGGGGACTCTGGCTACACACTCGACCCGTCCAAGGCTCAGATTTTGTGGATGGACTTTGAGTGGTTGGGCGTTGGCTCAGTGCGGTGTGGCTTCATCATCAATGGCCAGTACATCGTCTGCCACACGTTTAACAACGCCAACGAGATCACCAACGTCTACATGACCACGGCTATTCTGCCGGTGCGTTATGAGATTGTGTCCACCACTTCTGCGGTGGCGGCTTCAATGAAGGCTATCTGCTGCTCGGTTATCTCCGAGGGCGGGTTTGAGCAGACATCCATCGACCATGTGGCGCGTCGCACCACAATCTTGGGAACCATCGGAACGACCTTTTTGCCCGTTGTTTCTATCCGACTTGCTGCTGGTCGGACGGGCGCGGTTGTGTTGCCCAACCGGGTGCAGGTTCTGCCCACGACCAATCAGAACTACGAGGTGGCGCTGATCAAAAACCCCACCCTGACAGCCGCATCATGGACGGCAGTGCCGACTGACTCCAACGTAGAGTTTGATGTAGCAGCCACGGCCACCACGGGGGGCTCCATAGTGCAGACGGACTACGTGACTTCGACCGGCTCGGGTGGTGTTGGGAACACAAGCGCGGCTACGGGCTACAACTTTGACTTGCAGTTGGGCGCGTCTATCGCCGGAGTCAGTGACATCTACACCGTTGCCGTAAGAACCGTCTCGGGCGCCACCACGGGCGACGTTGTTGGGTCGCTTTCCTTCTACGACCTGACCCAATAAAATGAATTCAATCAATTCCAAGGGGCGCACATGAGCCTTGCCGTACTAGCCAACCACATGGCGTCCAAGGGTCGCAACGGCGACTCGATGCTGGTGCACATGGCCCCCAGCGAAGTTGCGGGTCTGCAGGCGCTTGGCCTGAGTCATGGAATCACCATGACAATCAACCCCCACACGGGTCTGCCGGAAGCCTTCTCGTTCAAGTCGCTGCTCAAATCGGCATTGCCCATGATTGCGGGTTTTGCCCTTGGCCCTGCCGGATTCGGCGTGGTCAGCAGTGCGCTGGGCGCGGGGGCACTGGTCGGCGGTGCGACGGCTCTGGCCACCGGCAGTCTGCAGAAGGGCATCATGGCCGGTCTGGGCGCTTATGGCGGCGCTTCGTTGGGCAATGCATTTCAACAGGCGGGTATGGCCACAAGCCAAGCCACGCTCGGTCAAGCTGCCGCCGAAGAAGCGGCTAAGCAGGGGCTTACGGATAAAGCGGCGAGTGAATTCATTCAAAAGCAAGTTTTGGAGAACGCCGCCAAGATTACTCCGTTTGACCAGTTCAAGGCAGGTATTGCAGGTCTTGGAAACGAGGCTGGGCGTAGTGCGTTCATGTCCGGTATTGGTGGCGGTTCTGGCCTGCTCAAAGCAGGTTACGCGGCTGCGGCACCCATCATGGCCGATCAGGCCGTGCAGACGTCCACGCCGATGCCGGGTGGCCAATACCAAGGCACCATTCGTCCCTACAAGTTTGACCCGTTTACCAAGCGGTGGACGGCGCAGCCGACCTACCCGGCGATGCCTGTTAACACAGCACCCGCTACGCCCACACAGCCGCAAGAAGAACAACCGCCTGGAGGCATGGCAGGCGGCGGCATCGTGGCGCTTGCCGCTGGTGGCCCCTCGCTCCCTTCGGACGTCGGCACCTACACGCCTGAGCAGAAGGCCGACTTGTACAACAAGTTCTTGAGCCAGGGATTCAACGACGCCGCTATTCGGCAAGCCGCAGGTCAGCAGACCGACGCAGATTGGCAAACACTGCAGCAACTTGCCGCACAGCGCGGTTCTCCCGCTGTGTCTGGTGCTGAGCGTACGGTCTTGACTTCGCCGAATTGGACTTCTGTTGGTGGCCAGACTGGTATTGCTGGCCTAAACCAAAACATTCAGAACTTTGTTCAGCAGAACCCCAACATTTCCTACGACCAAGTTCAAACCGCTGCTAACCAGTATGGCGTCGATGCCGCAGACATCCGACGCGCGGTTGAGGCCGGTGGTGGCTCGGGCGGCATGCAGAACGTGCTGACCCAGGCCGACTGGCGCTCACGCACAGGTCTTACTGGCCTGGAGGGAATGAATAAAAACATCCAGATGTGGATGGCAGAGAACCCGCAAGCCACGGAAGCGCAAATCCGTCAGGCGATGGCTGCGGTTGACATTAATGAAGCGGATGTCATGCGGGCCACAGGCAAGTCGGTAAAAGACTTGGCGTACAAACCACCCGCCCCTCCTCCGGTCACGGCGGTGTCTCCGACGTTTACTGAAACCGACACCGGCACGACCATCACCCCAGCGCCGCTGCCCGCTCCTGCACCTGCGCCGACCACACCGACTCTGGCTCCTGCTACGCAGTTCACTCCTCAGACAATGGAGCAGGTGCGCACGGCATATGAACAGGGCGGCGGCGCTACGGAGATGCCCACGGTCACACGTCTTGGCCCGAACGAGCGCCCGATGACGCAGAACGCGGTGGTAAACAATTTGCAAGCCTATTTGGCAAACAACCCCAACGCAACGGCCACGGAGATCACCGCCTGGGGTCGCGCCAACGGCGTGCCGGATTACCAACTGCGTGCGGCCATCAACGAGCGTCGGTTCAGCATGATGACCGGTGGTAGCAAGAACGCCTACGACTACCTGATGGGTCGTGGTGCGTATCCGACCACGCCGTTTGTTCCCGGCGGCGGCGCGCTTATGCGCCCGTACAGTGAAGTTGTCGGCGGCGAGAGCGCAATACGCCGATACGTTCCCCCTGCGCCTTCACGTCAGACTGCACAGGGCGCCGATACTAGCGAAACAAAGACAACCACAGGTGGTACTACTACCGGCGGCACCACAACCGGAGGCACCACAACCGGCGGCGGTATGACCGGAGGCACCACAACCGGCGGCGGTATGACCGCAGGCGGCGCAGGCACAAGGCTTGTTGGCGGTTCTACTGTTGGTGGCACCACAACCGGAGGCACCACAACCGGAGGCACCACAACCGGAGGCACCACAACCGGAGGTGGAACAACGCGCGTCAATCCAGAAACCGGCACTGATTACACCGCACCTAGCGGTACGCCCATCACAGACTTCTTGTTTGGTACGCAAGACCCGTCTACGGTTCCGGTGGTGGATCGCGGTTTCTACACAGACGCCGCTATGCGCGAACTGCAGCAGCAAGAAGCAGACCTAAACGCCTATCGTGGCGTAGTCGAAGACGTGCTTAACATTGAACAGATTCAGCGGGACATCTTGCAAGAGCAGGCAGAAGCCTATAACCAGCGCCAACTGGAGATAGCGCGTGCGGCTGCAGAAACAGGCAGTTATGACTTTGGCCCGTTTGATTCTGAATACGATGTTGGTGGCCCCAACTACACCAATGAAGAGCTTGATATGCTGGCGGGCATGCGCAAAGGCGGGCTTGCGGCTATCGCAACTGCCGCCGCTGCACGCGGAGGCAACGTCCGGCAGTACAACTTGGGCGGCTACTCCGATGGTGGCCGCTTGTTGCGCGGCCCTGGTGATGGCGTCTCTGACAGCATCCCGGCAACTATTGGCAACCGTCAACCCGCGCGGCTGGCCGATGGTGAGTTTGTGATCCCCGCCCGCATCGTCAGCGAGATCGGCAACGGCTCGACCGAGGCAGGTGCACGCAAACTCTACGCAATGATGGATCGGGTGCAGCGCGCCCGCGCTAAGACAACCGGTAAGGGCAAGGTGGCTAAGAACACCCGCGCCGACAAGTACCTCCCCGCATAAGGACGCATCATGGCTACTGCTCCTAACCCAACACAAGTTACCGAGTACCAAACCGGCTTTGCGCCGGTAATTGCGCCTTATGCCGAGCGGCTGCTTGGCCGTGCGGAGGCGATGTTTGAAGACCCGTACATGCAGTACCAGGGTGAGCGTTTTGCGCAATTCACCCCTCTGCAGCAGCAGGCGTTCACGGGCGCCCAAGCGATGGAGGCAGCGCCTCAGTTGCGCGATGCGTCAGCCCTTGCCGGTACCGCAGGTCTTCAGGCTCTGGCCTACAACCAGTACAAGCCGGGACAGTTTGCCAACTTCTACAACGCTCCTGGCGCGTATCAACCTACGGCATTTACCGCGCCTAGCGTGTCGGCAGGTGACCTGCGGGCTTACCAGATGGGCCCTGCCGAACGTGTGTCGGCGACGGGCGTCTCGATCCCTCAAATGCAGGCGGCGCAGACTGGGTATGCCCCAGGTCTTCAGACGTACCAGATGGGCCCAGCAGAGCGCGTCTCTACAGATACTTTTGCTCGCCCTGGGTCTGCTGCAGCCCTCATGTCCCCCTACATGCAGAGCGTGGTGGACATTCAGCAGCGCGAAGCACAGCGCCAAGCGGACATCGCCGCCACTTCTCGGGGCCAGAAGTACGCTCGTGCCGGTGCGTTTGGTGGTGCACGTCAAGCCATCGAGAACGCCGAAGCTGCACGCAACCTTGCGATGCAGAAGGGCGACATTCAGGCTACTGGACTTCAACAGGCGTATCAACAAGCACAGCAGCAGTTCAACGCTGAGCAAGCCGCCCGGATGCAGGCGCAGTTGGCTAACCAACAAGCCGGACTGACTACCGGTGGACAAAACTTAGCTGCAGCCTTGGGCGTGCAGCAGCTTGGCACGCAGACGGGCTTGCAGACGGCACTGGCCAACCTAAGTTCTCAGCAGCAGGCCAACGTGCAGAATCAAGCCGCCGCGCTGCAAACGCAAGGGCTGAACGCACAACAGGCACTGCAGGCTGCACTGGCCAATCAACAAGCCGGTCTGACGGTGGGTCAGCAGAATCTAGCCGCGCAGCTTGGCGTACAGCAGCTTGGTTCACAGCAAGGGCTGCAAGCACAACTGGCCAACCAACAGGCTTTGATGCAGGCACAGCAGCAGGCTGAGCAATCGCGTCAGTTTGGCTATGGCAACCTGATGCAGCAGGCAGGTCTGGGCGCTCAGTATGGTCAAGCCGCTGCGCAGCTTGGCGAGCAGTCACGCCAGTATGGCGCTGGGCTGGGGCTTCAGGGTCTGCAGGCGGCGATGGGTGCCGCCGGTCAACTGGGTCAGTTGGGCCAAACGCAGTTCGGTCAGAACATGGCGATTAACCAGTTGCAGAACCAGTACGGCCAACAGCAACAGCAACAGGCGCAGAACATCTTGGGCGCTCAGTACCAAGACTTCCTCAACTACCAGAACTACCCGTACAAGCAGTTGGGCTTCATGTCCGACATCCTGCGCGGCGCACCTCTTACGCAGACCGGCGCGGCTGTTTATCAGCAGGCGCCTTCAGCCGTGTCCCAGATTGCTGGTTTGGGCACCGCTGCTCTAGGCGCAAGCAAGCTGTTCGGCATGAAGGACGGCGGTAAAGTTGAAGACGTCGCGTACCGAGACAAGCCTGCAGGTCTGGCTGATCTGGCAATCTACAACATGGGGCGTTGAGCATGATTCCGAACGTCAATCAGTTCACTGAGCAACTGCGCATGATGCCGGATCAGGCATTGCAGCGCGTAGCGCAGATGTACAAGCAAGACCCGTACATCCTGCCGATGGTGATTGCCGAAGATGCTGCCCGCAAAAAGATGCGCATGGCAGCGCAGGCACGGGCGGCGCAGCCGCAGACCAAAGTTGTCGATCAGGCAATAGCCTCTTTGGGCTACACACCAGAAGAAGTTGGTATTGGGGCGCTGCAGGCTCAGAACATGCAGGGTCTGGCTGATGGCGGTATTGCGGGCTACGCCGATGGTGGCGACATGGATTTTGCAGACCGTAGCGAGCCTGTCGTTCGCATGGCCGAGGGTGGTGCGGTGCAGCGGTTTCAGTCGGGCGGTCAGCCCGCAGGCATTTCGGAAAAGGGGCGGGCGGTTGGCGTTACGCCTTATGGCGGCATCTATGGGGGCGAGCGTCTGCTACCCACCACTACCGGCTACGAAGGCATGGAACTCACCGAGTTCCTGAAGTTGGTGTACGACAACATTGCTGCGGGTATTCCTCGAAACTTGGCTGAATCTAAGGCCCGTCAGTTGATGGAAGAGCGTCAAGCCGAAAGGATGAGGACATTCAGACCGCGCCGCAGTGGCAAGCCTGAAGACTTTGAGCGCGAAGAAAAGTACATTAAGGACCGCCAAGCGGGTGTTGAAAAAGCGGCGGAGACTGAGCGACTTCTGGCTGCATACGGCCCCGAAGCTGAGCGCATGCCTCAAGTGCAAGCAAGTCAAATTCCTGCTTCCGGCGCCACCTCTGGCGCTGCCGCACAACGTCCAACTGCTTCTGGCGCCGCTACTGGGGCAGCTACGAGTGCTCCCGGAACAGCCCCCACTGCGCGTGAGTTTGTGTCTGCGTTGACGCCGCAAGGCGCAATGGATGTGGCGGGGACTTTCCTGCCCACAGGCGCCTATGAGGAAGCACTTAGGAAACAGCGTATACGGGAAGACGCCCGCAGGCTGACTGCTCAGGCGCGGCGCGAAGAAGCTACACCCACTGAGCCAGCACAGGCTGGGCTTGAGGCGTTGCTGAAGAAGCAGGCCGAAGGCGCAGAAAAAGAAATGAGTCAAGCTGGCGCCTGGGGGCTTATCAGCGCCGGATTGGCTGTGGCTTCTGGAGAGTCGCCCAACGCCCTGGTCAATATCGCCAAGGGCTTTAACATCGGTGCCAAGGAATACCAAGCGGCGGTTTCTAAACTCAAAGAAGCCGGTAAGCAGCGTGATCTGCAACTGGCCAACATCCAAGAAGCTCGGCGCTTGGAAGCCAAAGGCGATACCAAAGAAGCCTTGGACCGTATGGAGCGGGCCGACGAGCAGCAAACAGCCAGTGAGCGTTACTTCCTTAGCGCCGAACAAGACCTGGGGCTTAAAAGAGGTCAACTTGCTGCAGGGTTCTTCGCTAAAGAGCGCGAAACCGAAGCGGCAGATAGACGGCAGAGACTTGATTTTGCCCACCGCGAGTACATGCAGAAAATTGATATTGGTAGCAGAGAAGCGCTTGCCAAAGCCGACGCCGGTCTTCGTCGGGAACTTGCGGAACTGCCTGGACCTGAACAGAGGTTGTATGCCGCACTGGGTGGCGGCAGTGTCAAAGACGGTTTTGTGTTTGTGCAGCAGGCTAAGACAAGTGAGCAGGCAATGGCCACGCTTGCAGGCAAAATACTTTCGACTCCGGGTGCGATGGAAATGTTGAAGAAATCCAACCCGGACGTTTATGATTCGATCAACGCCTACATCCAAGGCATGGGCATTCGATCCGTCTCGGCGCCGCCCGCTGGCGCATCTGTCCTCCCCTAATCGCTGCAAAAAATGGCTCAGTACGTACCCCTCCCAAACGGCAGTTACGTCACAGTGCGGGAGGGCGAAACCCCGCAGCAGGCATTTGCGCGTGCGCGTAGGGAATACCCTGAAGCCTTTGTTCGACGTGAGCCTGAGCGCGAGCCTGAGTCTGGTTTTGGCGCGGCCTTCAAGGCGTCTATTGAATCGCTCAAGGGTGAGGCTGCTTTGCTTGGCGGCAAGCTCGGCCTGAAGGATGTAGAAGAAGCCCAACGCTATCAGGCAGAGCAAGAGGACAAAGCCCGAAAAATTTTCCGCCCCACCGAAAAGGGTTGGCTTGAGGCTCCAGGCACCAAGTTTGGCGAACTTCTTGGCGGCTCTCTGCCCTACATGGTGGCGCCTGTTGCCGCAGGTGCTGCGGCCATTCCGCTTGGTGCTGCCGCCCCCATCGCCGCTACTGCCGGTGCAGGTCTGGCGTCTTTGGCGCAGTTCACCGGCACCAACCTTGCTCGCCAACTGGAAGCCCAGAAGGAGCGTGGTGAGGAGGTATCGCTTGAGCGGGCCAGCGGTGCTGCTGCCGCAGCCGCTGCCGTCCCCCAGGCTGCGCTTGATCTGGTGAGTTTGAAGGCGCTGCCTCTGGTGCGCAACCTGTTCAGGTCGGTTGGTAAAGACATCACCGAGGCCGAAGCCAAGCGCATCGCCGAGCAAGGCTTCAAGCAAACTGTTGCCGACTACGCCAAGACCGGAGCGCGTACTGCCGGTATTGAAGGCTTGACCGAAGCTGGTCAGCAGTACTTTGAGCGCCTGCAAGCAGGTCTGTCGATTTCAGACCCAGGCGCTCGTGAGGAGTACATTGACAGCTTCATTGGTGGTGCCGTGCTTGGCGCTGGCTTGTCGCCTGTGGGCCGCTTCGTTGAGCGTGGTGGTGAGCAGGGGCTTGCGCGTAGAAAGCTAGACGAAGTTGCCCAAGATCAGCGCAGGGCTGAGCTTGCAGAAAAGGCCAAGCTCGAAGCCGAAGAAGCCGAGAAGCGCAAGCAGCCCGAGTACCTGACGAAACTGCAAGCGGACTACGAAGCAGCCAAGGCGAAGGACAACGCCTATAAGGCTGAGATCAAGGCGCTTGACGCGCAGAAAAATGACCCTGCCTCATTGGCCAGGGCCAAGGAGCTTCGCAAAGAATACAAGGACTTCCAAAGGACTGAGCTTTCGCAGATCGTCAAGGACTACAACAAGGCGGGTGGCGAGAAGTT